TTACCCGCCGATGAGATAGACCCGACATAGTATGCGCCGCTAGAATAGATGGCGGTCGGCATGTTGAACCATGTTTTGGCTGCATCAGCATTCAGTTGCAGACCGCCAAGGAATGGCGCAATAACTCCTCCAATAGAACAAAGCGATGACGACCAAAGCCCTACTTGCGCGCCGATCACTACCAGCCAACCACAATGTTGGTTGCCGTGGTGCCCGTCGCGAAAATACGCGTAGCGCGAATTGGATGCGGCACGCCAACAGCAAGAACGCCAGACAGAATCGTAACCGTCTCACCGCCTGCAGTTATGATTTTCAAGTCACCCGCAACGCCGATATAGATTGCGCGGGACTCATGCGCCAAATCTGTTGCGTCGTTTGTAGTGACGACAGCTATGTGATTCAGCGGGCCGTCGAGTCCAGTAGAGAGCCCCGCGAAGTCGTCAGTAGAAGCCATAGTTAAATCTCCGCGAAGCCGCGTGTCTCGTAAATGGAAGGCCCTACGGCCGGTGTAATGTTTGAAGTGGCTGCACCGATCGCCATGGCTAACGCCACGACAGGGTCAATTCGGTTCGTTGCCTTGCGCTTTGAAAACCAATAGTTGTCAAAGAGCGGGTCTCGCTCCAACGCCGCGGACATGATTGCTGAAATTATTACAGGGCTGCGCTGGATTCGAATTCGCTTTTCAAAGATTAGCGACTCGAATTCCTTGATAGAACCCGGCATCCACAAACCAAGCGGAGGTTCGGTGCCATTGTCTTTCGCTTCCTGTAACTGCGCATCAGTTGGCTTCGCACGCTTGCGGCCACCTTGCGGGTGCTCTACTTCGTTGAGCTTCAGCCCGATCGCGTCTAGCTCTTCGGTAAGTTTCCGGTAGCCGTATCGATCATAAGCGAGTACCTTAAGAGCATACTCATTATTGAGTGTCGCAAGAGCGGCAGCGATAAAATCCAGACGAATAGCTTTGCCCGGAATGGCATGCAGCCATTCTTGCGTAACCCATACGTCATACGGCGCCTTGTCTCTTAGTGAGCGCTCTTCAAGAGTGTCCTTTGGTGTCCACGCATCAACCCACGCGTCGTACATCATCTTGCCGAAGCCGGGGTGCCCTTCTTCTTGGCAAATGCCGGTTTCGACAATGCACCCGCGGGCCGTCAAATCCTGTGCCGCGGACAAGTCGAGTCCTGCGTACAGGTCTTTGCCTTCGTGAATACTTGGGTCGAAGTCGGCCAACACTTCTTCAAGAGCGGCACGAGACATCCAAGACTCGTCGGCGTCCGTCCACATGCAGAAGTGCAAACGAAGAATGCCGTTGAGGCTGCCCGGGATGGCCTTCGCCTGTCGCACAACGCCCGCGAGATAGCCCCGCGTAATCGTCACATCCAACAGCGGGTTAGCCTTAGCCCAACACAGAGGGTCTTTAAGAGGGTCGTCGTTGCTGTCGAGTGAACAAACAAACGAAAACATGTCGTCGAATGTAACAACGTCGTCTAGATCGTAGACGAACGTTCCTTCTTGATCTGGCGTGCGAGTGCCCGCGGCAGCCTTGATGGCTGTCACGTGCTCTTCATAGCAAACCGTATTCCGATCGGAGCCGGAATTTGTAATCATGATCAAGAGCGGCTGTCGACGAAACTTGAAACCGCGTTCAAGCATTTCGATAACGGCACGACTCGGGTGCTCGTGGATTTCGTCGCACAGCGCCACGTAAGGACGCGGGCCGCTCTTAACCTCGCCAGTGATCGGGCGGAAGAACGAAGCCGTCTTTAGGTCCGCGAGATTCCATTCTTTGCCGGCTCCGCCTGAAGGCGTAAGCCGGGCATTGAGGGCGGGGGATTGAGTGCACATGGCAACGGCATCGCGGAACAGGACCATGGCTTGGTCCTTGTCCTTACCGGCTGCATAGATTTCGGCGCGTGGCTCCCCGTCAGCCAATAGGCAATACATGCCTGTGCCGGCCGCCCACGGAGACTTGCCATTACCCTTGCCTTCCTCGATATAGGCGCGACGAAAGCGCCGCGTGCCGTCTGCCCGCTTCCATCCGAATAGCGAACCGGTCTTGAAAGCCTGCGACGCGTGAAGATGAAACGGATTGCCTTCGAACTGGCCGCCATTTAAGCGCAGCACGTCCGGAAAGAAGTTGATTGCCTTCAGGGCCGCATCTAAGTCCCAAGTGAGTCCGCGCTCGTGGCCGTGCTCTAGGTCTTTGAGATGCCTTCTACACGCGTTGCGGATATGCGGGCCGGCAATGACCTTGCCGTCAACAACCGCGTGCGCCCATTCGGTAACGGGGTCACGCAGTGCCTTAGAAATACTTTTTGCTGGGGTCTTCGTCGCTCTTTTTGCCATCCGGCATCGTCACCTTTGATGCGTCGGAAGGCGTCGCGCCAAGCTGGCCGAGACACTGCCGCAATAGGTTCAATGCCTGAACGCCAACTTCCTCGCCCGCGATCAAGCGGCCAAGGATTTCAGCGGCAATGCCGACGATTGAACGGTGTGATTTGTTGAGCCATGGAAGGTCATCAGAGAGCGTTCGCCACGCTTCAATCTGACTCGCCTTCTTCATCCACTTCGGCGGCTCGCCAAGCGGGCTACTGACTTGCGGCTCTTCGCGCTCTTCAAAGCGCTTCTTGTTAGTGCCGATGTCTTGACCGGTAGCTTTCGCCTTGGCCTTCGGCGTACGAGGCCGGGGCATTGCATTACTTTCTATGCGGCTAGGCTTGCGCCCTTCGCCCAATTATCTACACACCATAATGGCTGTAGATTTGACAATGCCCACGCTTCTTTAAACTGCGGGCAGTCTGGTGTTGAATAATTGAATGAGCACAGCGGACGCTTGTGGTCTATGTGCCACCCGTGGAATCCATAATTGTCCCACGTCATGCCCGGTTCAAATTGTTTTTCAATTGATGCCGAGAATTCTTCGAATGTAAATCCCAATAGATCGAACTTACTACGGCCATTACGAGACCCTTTGGCAAGCTTGCGAGAGAGGCCAGCGCCAATAGCGTTGTCTAGTTTGCCTCGTATCGTCGCATTGTTATCGTTCGCAGCCTTGCGGAGTTGTTCGGCATTGGCTGCATAGTAGCTGCGCCCATATGCTCTGGCCGAGTCGATGTCGGCTACCCGCCTGTCATGCCGATCCTTACCACAGCACTCTTTGCATACGGATCGTCTGCCGTACTTGCCTGTTGAGTGAGTATAGAAGCACTCCAAATCTTTTTCTTGAAGGCAAGTAGTGCAGATTCTATGCAATTTTACCCCCAACATTTGAATTGAGAATTTGCGAATCAAGGCCCATGTCGGTGCTAGCTCCCATGAAGCTGCAGACTCTTGACCCCCCCCTATACTGTTCGTTAAAACAGAAGGGATAGCAACAGCATCAACACAACATGCGCAACGATCACAACAACCGTAATCACTGCATCGCGCTCGTTTGTGTTGGCCAGCCATCCGCATCACAACCAATCACCTTGAACACACCATTACTCTTGCGTGTGCCATCAGGCTTTTCCTTTACTTGATTGTCATGCAGTCTACATAGGTGACGTGCATTGCTCTCGTGATCACGTCCACCCATGGCACGTGATACGATGTGGTCTACTACCTTGCCCGGTGATGTGCACCCCTTAACCTCGCACACACCACCCGACCTATGCTTTACATCTGCACACACAGCACGCCATACAGATGTGTGGTAGAATGGATCATTAGGCACGGTACATCTTCTGTAGTGCGCTTACCAAGAGACACAAGACAACGTACGCACAGACAAGAACAAACGGTGCAGCCAACACTAATGCTACGATGCTCATTTGATGTACGTAACAACGTAGATGATTGCTGCAATAAGCAAGACAACTAACCAGAATGACATTTCGCATTCTCCTCACGCAACTTAGCTAGCTCTTGCAAAGCCAACTGACACACGTTGATTACTTCGGCGTAGCGTGTCCGCCTGCCCTTAGCTGCAGCGACAGTCGCATGCAGCATGTGGTCAACTAGGGGTGTGTCCATCTAAAGCACACCGACAGTTTCGAACGAACCGTCTCCTTCGTCCTCAAGGAATTCGTTGACTTCTTCCACCGTCATAGGTCGAACGTTTTCTAACGGTGCACCAACAAGTGACTTGGTGAGAACGTCGCCAAGAATTTCTAGATTCAGCGAAGATAGATCGCTGACAGTAAATGACCCTTTGACGACGCAATCGCATTCGTCGCTAGTGTTCATCGACTGCAGTGTCACCCTATACAATTGTGTCATGACAGCACGTTCAGTTTCGCGCTATCGAACTGCGTAAACACCAACGCTAGCCAATGCCTGACGTAGCCACGCAACACGGGGCTCTTGTCTCCACCGATGTAGGCAAGAAACGACTTGCTCTCTGCATCAACGTTTTCGCAAGCACGTGCATTCAGCATCGGGATATCAAGCGACCCAGCGGGGAAATCAAACTTCGTATCGTTGATACGATTTCCTACAGCGACATAGCGCGAACTCGCGATAGATGCTGTAATCGACTGAACCTCTGTAAGCGAATCCTGCGTGTTTCCGAGAACATGAAGAACAGTCAGGCTGCACTTTTCGGGATCAAGGAATCCGATATCCTTAAGCGTGTTGATTGTCGGCGTAAGCAACCCGGCGCGAAGATCGATCACGGTTACGGCGGAGCCGAGCGTATCGAAAACCTTCATCTGCCCATCAGAGTCGGTCAAGTCGACCAATTCTGTTTTGTCATCGTGGAAGCGCTTCAGCACACCAAGCGGCGTTTCCGTATCAAAAGCGCGGTGCTCGATTGTGTTGGTCTTGAGATAATCAAGCAACGCACGCGTGACCGTCGTTTTGCCGACGCCGCCCTTATTCGCTCCGACGATAATTACTTTCGGCTTGGTCATGCCACATCTCCGTCAGTCTGCGGCGCTTCTGATGCAGCCTGCGCCTTGCGGAAGTTCGCGAAGTCAACAACATTGTCGACGACAAGCACGGGAGTAGCAGGGTTGTTCTCTGCGAGCCGTACGCGGTTCATCGGCATCGCAAGCGACATGACGCCGCTGTTCATCTGCACGGCGCTAACGCCAAGCATCTTTTCCGAGCCGACGTAAACGCTAAGCTCGCCTTCCTGATTGCGAACAACGGTCACATTGCTAAAAATAATCTGATCGGCCACAGGGGCCACAATCTCATTTGACACTTCGTCTCCTCTACGAATTTGTACTAATGAAGTGCTTCGCCCAAAACCAAGCGAAGCAAGCGATTTCGAAATGGCTTAACACGGACACCCAAGCGGCATTGGCCGGCAGGCATCCTTCAGGCGTTGTAGAATTCGTTCAAGCAGAGTCATTGGCGGTCCTTTGTTTGGTGCACGATGGCGAAACAAATTTTTTGCCACCGGGGAGTAACACGAACCAACGCGGCAGTGCCGCACGCTCGTAACTCAACCCGGTGGCGTCACGGTGCGGAGGAGGCGCACGCGTGAATTGAATTTATGTGGCGGTAGGTCCGTCGACCTTTGGGGCTAGCGTGATCGTGCTTCCCTATCCCGTGCACGGGACCGCCGTAGACCGCGCATCAACGCGGGGTAATTAAGGACTGCGCTTCGTAGGCATTACTCTATCGCCAGTGTGTGCAGTCTTACGCATGATCGGGAAGCCGATCGTATCGCGCCCATACGGTACGCGAATTCTAATTGGTGCCGCGTGATGGGATTGAACCACCGACCTAATCGTTACAAGTGATTTGCTGCTACCACTGAGCTAACGCGGCCTTTACGCTGGATCAGACTTTTCGGACTTGAACTCACAGCCGGCCATGACAAAGAATTCTTTGCCGGTGCCGTTCAAAAATTCTGCCTTCTCTTTGATCTTCGCAATCTCGTCTACGCAAACCTGATAGCTTTCGACTTCGTTGCGCTTGACCTCCGGCTGTGTCATTCCCGGCGCTAAGAACACCAACACAATAAAAATCTTCAGCACTTCCATTCCTCTCAATGAAAACGAATTTGGTCAAAGCGATAGGACTTGAACCTACGACCCCTGCGCCCCAAACGCAGTGCTCTACCAACTGAGCTACGCTAAGAAACTTGAGCATGTTTTATTAGCGACACGATCTTGTGTCGCACCGGCCCTTTCGGATTGGCGGCCATGCTCTACCGGCTAGTTAGACGTTCACACTAGCAACTCACGTTGGTTGCGGAGAATGGGATTTGAACCCATGACCTACAGGTTATGAGCCTGTCGCGCTACCGGGCTGCGCCATCCCGCTGAATTCGTGAGAGTGTCCTACCGCTAGACGAACGCCGCACGTTGCAAATACGACTTGGCGCGAGCAACGTATTCACGGCGTAAAGGAATCGAACCTCTGTCTCTCTCTGCTCTTTGTCGAGTAGGCGTGTAATGACGCCTCGTTCTTTCTCACAGTGCATACCGGTGCTGGCTCAAGGCCAGCAAATCGCGTTAATCAGACGCGACACTAGCGGGTGATTAGCCCACACCGGACCCTATGACTCTCGACTGTTTAGTGATGGTGTCTTTCCAAAAGACGAACGACGCAATTCACGCCGTAGAGGATTCGAACCCCTGTTTCCATCTGCTCTGCTAGCGCTCGATTTGCGCTAGACTGAATTAAACACCACCAACCCAGATTGCGGAATACCGCCGTTTTTTGATGCCGTGCTTAAACTACGAACCGAAGCTCGCTGGGTAGGGAACGAATTGGACTAGCTGCCATTGCACCGCTTCTGCTCTGCGCATAATACGTGGCTAGTGAATTCAATGCCGGACACTCCACCGCAGAGCGTCCGGCTACATTACGCGTACAGCCCTATAATCGCGGCGGCTGGTAGCTGTGTTAGTGGAGCTTGGCCTTATCGGCCGCCCTCGTATTTTGTTTTATGAATGTGTCAGACGCTTTGACGACTTCCCCGATGTCAAACCGGGTGTCTTCGATGTCGCTTCCGTATGGCCTTGCAAAACGCGGTCTAGCGATTGCAGCCGCTAAAACCGCGTCCACTTCCATTTTCCTCTGGGGTTCTCCCCCGCGAGGGGGAATTATCACCGTGCAATAGTTGTAGCTCGAAAAGGTACAAAAAGCAATAGTGTTCACGCTTTCGCTACACCACGTACCCGTAATGCCGGGCCAAGAGGTACAAACCGGCCGTAAAGCGCTCGATTGCCACAGCCCGGGCCGTATGGGGGCTAGCAGCCCCGCTGGCGGTTCTGCCGATCGCGACTAGATCGCCGCAGCCCTCCAGAATGACCGCCTCCAGCGGCCTCCTGTACTTGCTGCCGAGCACAGCCCGGGCCGCTCGATAGTTTGCCCGGCTCTGTGCAGCCATCCTGCTAGGTGGCATGGAACTACCCGCACCGCCCTGCCCGCCCTGAACCTTGCCGTAATCGATCGCCTGCAAGCCACCCATGCCGGCGCCGTACCAATCAGCGTAATACTTCTCGCCGGCCAACTGGCACGCCTCGTTGATCTTGGCATCCGGGTAAAGCTGCCCCTTGCTGCCCATGCGGGTTAGCAGCTCGTCTTGGAACTGGCGGGTTTCGCCAACCATGACAGACTCACCCTTGGCCAGCCGATCCGGTGTAGCCGCATCATTGTCGACCACAAGCCGAAGATTGTGAGGCTGGGGGCGTGTAACGATGTTGTAGCCATTGGCGTTCTTCTTCTCGGTGATGGTCAATTCAATTTCCCCCCGGGTGATGCGTCATCGATCGGCCTAGCGTTGTGTCTCGCGATCACTGCCGGCCATTCGCTAGGCGGAAGGCGGCGCTTGTTCTCACCGTCAATGCTTTCCGCGAATGCGTTTCCATAAAGCAGGATGTCGGTGTATGCCGCCATCATGTCAGGCGCCGACAGCCCTGTTAGAAATTCGCTGATACTGTGTTTGGTCAATGCAACGTGCCCCTAATCATTCCTGTTAAAATCTTGCGGCACTTGCTAGCCGCTTCTACTTCGGTCGACGCTTGCACCACATGAATCTTGAAGCCCAACGCTTCTAGTTTCCCATGCCGCTTGATTTGGTCGTCGCTCAACTCGCCTTTCTCGTTCTTCATTTCGATCATGCCGAGCTTCGCACCGGGGAGGTAAATCCTGATATCGGCCTCACCCGCCTTCAACCCTGTCAGCTTCGCCCGGGCTCCGTTGCGCTTGCCTGCATTCATGTCCCCAGCAAATTCGAAGTCCCAGCCCATGTCTTGGCACTTGTGAAAATCAGACACGACAGCCGCTTGTAATTTCCACTCCGGCTTGGGTTTTGGTTTGCGGGGCTTCTTGGTGCGGAAGAGGTTTCTGGGTTTCTGTTTGGATTCGCTGGGTCTACTCTCACCCCCCATGGGGCTACCTCATTTCTAGGGGTTTATTAGTATCCCCCCTTATATTTACAATAAACTATCTAAGACTATTGAAATGATTGAAGAAAAGCTTTGCAGTAAAAACCCCAAATAACCGGTTCTTTGCAAACAAAAAACCTACCCCAATCGTGCGCGTCTTTTGCAATCAACCGGTTTCTGCAAAAACCCTCGCAACATACCTAGTGCTGGGTCGACCGCCCTTTGCGGTAGAGCTTGTCATCTTGGAGTCTATCAAATCTGTACTCACGAGATATTCGATAGCGCCCTTGAAGTCTTGAGGCTTGGCGGCTGCGATGCCCCGCTTTCGTCGCAGAACAGAGAACGAAATTCCATCGCACCCAGCGGACTCGATGGCGCTCAAGATGGTCTTGTGCAGCGTCTCGAATTCCGACCCGCTCATATGCTTGCGTACACCGTCATCGATCATGTCGATAGACCGCTGAACGATCGCGTAGCCATATTCAACGTCTTCTAATTCAACAACGGGATTGCCCGGGTCGCGAGAGATAGCTCGAATGGTGGCAATCTTTAGAGTTTGCTCCGCGGTACGACCAACGATACCTTCGTACTCCGGCCTTTCAAACATATAGTCGATTTGCCATTGCTCATATTGCTTCCAACGATCTTCCGCGTCTTCGCCCCAAACGCATAGGTGCATGGATGGCTTTTGCTTCGCGTCACGCGACGCCGTGATAGCTAGATTGCCCTTGACCGGTGCTGCGGTGTACGCCTTCTTCAATTGCTCCACGAGCAACGTGGGCGTCTTAAGCAGGCTCTTTCCGTTCTGTCGTTTTGGCTGTGTTGTCGCACCTATGATCGTAAGGCGGGCCATGAAGCCGTCGCCAAAGTTGGCTTCAGTAATGCCTGCGTAGAACTCTGTTGGCGTTGACATTCCAAGCATTGACACGGTTGGAAACCACACGGGGTCACCGCTGGAGTCCTGCTTGTCGTCTGCTTTTTCTTTACCGGTCCACACGGCCGTGCTCTTGGAATAAAGCTCCAACAACGATTTTCGAATTGAACGCGCCCAACTTGCTGCATTTTTCCCCGACATAGATTGGAAGAGAACGCCGACTTCATCGAACGGCATAACGAAGCACGGTCGACGACGGACAACCTTTTCAATTGCGCTATCGCTGGTTACGTCGTTCGGCCCAATCAGGTGAGACATTCCGGCGCTGTGCCCCAACATTTCTATTGCGCGTCTCGGGTGATCTTTGCCAAATCCCGGTCCCGCTATCCCGATCATATAGATATTCAGACCTAATTCCGTGGGTGTTACATATCTGCGACCGAAGAATGCCGAAAGAAAAGTGATTGACGCGATGGTTGCGAATTCCGGCACTGGTGCGCGGGAGGTTTCTAGAATCCATTGTGAGATTTCCTCTAACAGCCCACCTTGGTTCGGAAGATAGAACGGGTCTACCTTGCCGCGTGGTGCACCGATCTTGCTTACGACAGCTTCTATCGACTCAATAAATGGCGCGGGCTCCGGAGCTACTAGCGGCGTTGCAATTTCCTCTTTTTTTGCCATCGCTCGCGCAACGAATCCGGCAACGTCGAAATTGTCTTCTTTCTCTTCGATGCCAAGTTTTTCGACCAACCACGCCGTTGCGGCGTACAAGTCGCAAGAGTTGCTAGTCATAACCAAGCTAATCGGCGTGTAGTTCTCGCTCGTTCCCCAATCTGTAATTCCCTTTGGATTAAAAGAAAGAGCTTCACCTTTTGCGTTCGAATTTATTTCAGGGCGCCAGTGCGCAACGGCACGATATCCATTACCGGCCTTAGCGAGTCCAGTTAGACCGAGCGCCGGAACCCATGCGGAAAGATTCCGAAGCGCCGTGTCGTTGATCTTGCGCCAATACGTTTCGCCCTCACCAGCCATCAAGGCGTGGTGCTCTTCGGTCGGCTCGTATCCCCAAGGCTTCAGGACTTCGGCCAGAAGCTCAGCAATATTATCCGGCAATAACGGCAAGGATTTCTGGTCTACGCCCTCTAGCGTCTCCGTTCCTAGCCAATGATACGGCTGACCAGTATCGGGGTGAATAGTTGGAGGAAGAACAGTTTGGCGACCATAGGCGAGCAAGTCAACGACACGAATCTGCTTACCAAAGTTGAATCGATCTGGGATGCTGAACGGCTCGCTTACAATCGCAGGGCTACCGCGATAGAACGCGCTGAAGCCTTTCTGGCCTCGTTTCTTAACATCACTGTCCGGGATAACTGACAGAACTGCGGCCATCATATCCGGATCGTCAGTGTCGATATCGATAACCTTGATGGTCTGATTCAGCGGCAGGCACACGCCTGCATCCGGCCAGTTTCGCCAAAGCTCTGTTTCAATTTCGGTCGGAAGACGATCGCACCAACGCTGCCACTCGCTAGTACACCACCAATCTTTCATGCTGTAGCTGCCCGGAACCTTACGGCCCGGGAATACTGGAATGACGCTATAACCGTTGTCGATTAGGCGGTGGGCTGTACGATTGTATGGTGAGTCAATTACCGATGCCACTGAACAATGTTCCCCGCTGCATTCCAATGAGATTCAGAATCGTCAAAAGTAAATTCGTCCCACCAACCACGCCAGTTTATCCAGCATTGATCTGGTGTGAGTCCACACAGCAATATTCCAGCGGTGCCATTCCCAACAAAATACTTGAACATTTTGTCTGCGGTCGAATGATCAAATGACGTAATAGGTTTGACCTCAACGAATTCCGGATGAATACCCCAATGAATAAGGAAGTCCGGAGACCATCCGCCGAAGTCAATCGGCTCATACACCCACTTGTATTCGTAAGAATCAAAGAAACACGCCCACCTCGCTTCAAGACGTGAACGGAAATTGACTCCGCGGTACGTTGTAGGCTTAGCTCTGATGTCGTACTTTACAGTCACTCTACTTTCCTTGTGACCTTGTCGTTATTTGCTGACTCGTTATCTAACGGCGGCGTATCAAGTAAGATAC